ATGACGACCAAGAAGGCACGCAAGGAACCAGCGAAGGTTAGAGGCGTATACGAACGCGACAAGGGCAGCGGCATTTGGTGGATCTGCTACAAGCAAGGGTCTGTTCGCAAGCGTGAGAAGGTGGGCACCAAAGGCAACGCAATCAAGCTCTATCAGAAGCGCAAGAGCGAACTTCTAGCCGGGGCAAAGCTGCCCCAGAATCTGAGGAAGAGGGGCATTACCTTTGAGGCTTTAGCTGGTGAGGCTGTGAAGTGGTCAGCGGAGAATCACCCCAAAGACATTCGCACGGTGACAAGCAGAATGAAAGTCCTCGTGGCTGAGTTTGGTGAGCGGACGGCCGCGTCAATCGAAGCTCATCAGATTGACCAATGGCTTACTGAGCAGACCCAATGGTCGCCAGCGACAAAGAACAGGTATCGTTCCCTTCTCAGCCTGGTATTCCGGCAAGGAATGTTCAGCAAGAAAGTCACCAGCAATCCGGCTCGTATGGTCCCAAAGAGGACAGAGAGCAGCGGCCGCATCCGTTACCTGCTGGATGACGAAGAGAAGGCACTCAGGAAGGTTATGGAGAAGCGATACGCTGCCCATATTCCTGCACTGGATGTGGCTCTTTATACGGGAATGAGGAAGACTGAGCAGTTCTCACTGACCTGGGACTGTGTGGACCTCACCAACAAAAAGATCCACCTGCACGAGACAAAGAATGGGAGCAGCCGAACGATCTCCATTCATCCAAAGGTTGCTGAGGCATTCAACACTCTAGCGGCCGCCTCACCAAAGCATAAGAAGACAGACCGTGTGTTCAAGTCCTCGCGTGGGGAACCGCTGAACAATCCCCGCAAGTGGTTTGAGACAGCAATTGAGGATGCCAAGATTGATGGACTCCGATGGCACGATTTGCGGCACACGTTCTGCTCTCGGTTGGCAATGAAGAATGTATCGCTGCTCAGTATTGCTCAACTGGCAGGTCACAAGAGTTTGGCCATGACTAAGCGATACAGCCATCTGAGTCCATCACACAATCAGTCTGAGATTGAGAAGCTGGATTGAGCTTGCACAGTATGCCCCACCCAAAAACAACCGCCGCCCCTCCCGTAAATTATTTCGCGGCAAAGGATACTTTTTAGGTCTCTTTTTCCGTCTATGACTATAGAGATGGAAATAGAAATGAGTTGAACTCCCCTGCACCCAATTGAAATAAATCTGAACACCATGTCGGTTTTTGGGTCTCTTTTTCCTACTATTACTGTAGAGGGGAAAATATTCTTGGAGACGAAGGGGGTTTTTGGGTTCCAAATCCCACCTATTACTACAGAGGGAATTTTGCACTCAATTGAACCCAATGGAACTAAATTGAATTTTCCACAGATATTTTCAACCCAACGGATACTTTTTACCCTCGAAATCCCACCTATTACTCCAGAGGGGAATTTATTTTGGGTTCGATGAGGGTTTTTACCCTCTAAATCCTACCTATTACTCCAGAGGGGTAAATAAGTTTCTGCACAGTTCAGCAGTCCCCCGCACCAGTCAGCAACTATTTTTGAACTGACCGTCGGTTTTTGGGTCTCTTTTTCCACCTATTACTATAGAAGGGAATTCTGATTCCCCACCACAACTCAACAGCACCACAACCAACCCCCCTTGATTGGGGGATTTTCATTTTAAGGACAACACAATGCTTGATACACAGACACCTGCACACTCCTTCGTCATCGACTCTTTGATGGCATCTGCCGACAACACCCCAACCATCGCCAAGATTTTGTATGACCGGAAGTCGGCCGCGTTCGCGCTGTCCATCAGCACCCGCACCCTGGATTACGCCGTTGGCAACGGCCTGATTGATTTTGTGAAGCAGGGCAGCAAGGTTATGTTCCTGCACTCGGCTCTGACGAAGTTTGCACGCACCAATCACGCCAGCCTTTGCAGCGTTGACGAATAGACCCCTCCCTACCGAGTTGCAAGTAGTGCCGGCAAGATCCTCGTAACACCCCGTACCGAACCCACCAACAACCAAGGCCGACAACACCCCTCCACAGGGGATTGAACACCTGTGTCTTAAACCAGCACCACAAAGAAAGAGTTTCATCATGAACATTGCAACAGTAGAAGTAACCGAAGCAGCAAACGAAGCCACCAGCAGCCCCACAACGAAACAGACGCTCCATGACCTCACTGAACCCACAGCGGACGCACCTGGCTTAACTGGTGAAGAATTTGAGCAGCTTGTGGACACAAAGATAGTCCGCAGGAAGACTAAGAACCGAACGTGGGGGCATTACGCACCTGACTTCAACTGCCCTCATGGAAGGATTCTGGTTATTCGTGACGGGGCTGTAAATCTCAGGCTGGTAACAATCCCACCAGCTTGCGTCAGGAAAGATGACATCGTTGTGAACGTCGAGCGAGTCCCTTCCAAGCTGGTCAAGCGGCAGACGGATGCCCAAATCAATCTGCTCAATAAGCTTTATCTGAGGAAGAAGTTTGATGATGAGCTTTATGTTGAGCAGTTGGGTTTCTATCTGGCGACGTGGACGGGTGGAGATACGAACGTTCCTCTGGCATTCCTTGTATCTGTGCAGGACAGACTCGCTACAGGATTCGGCCCCTCCAATCGGTTTGCTAGGCAGCTAAGAGCAGAGTTCCTTGAGTTCTGCTCGGCAGTCTACCCCGGCCTGATTCAGGCAGTTGTTGAGACTGACCCCTTGGCTGCCCTTGTAAAGGCGCGGACGAGGAATGAAATCACGGAGGGGTACAAGAGACTCATTGCAGGAGATCCCTTCGGACCATTCGTGTTCTATATGGCGTGCTATCGGATGATTCAAAGCAAATGCACGGCGCGTGTGTACGGTCTCCGTCATGTAAGTGCAACCCCCTCTGACTACGCTCAGAAGGCAATCATTCGCATATGGCAGAGTCTGCCGCAGTTCAAGGGTGGACCAGAGGGAATCTATAGTTGGGTGAACAAAATCGCATACAACTCCGGCAAGGATTGCCTCAGAGATACTCTGGAATACATCAAAGAGCACGTTGAGGTTGTCACATCCCAGAAGGATGAGGATGAAGTGGTGCGGCCGCAGGACAATCCAGAGATCAGCAAGCACTACTTCTTCTCTGGGATTCACACTGCCCTTGGTCGGCAACTCCCTGATTGGATTCAGGGAACAGATCGGCTTATCTGTGACTTGCTCAGATCGGGGCAGAACTACAAAGGGATTGGTCAGTTTATGGGACTGCCTGAAAGCACAATCAAGATGCGCGTGCTTCGCATGAGGAGCAAGGTAGGCACGATGCTCCAGCGTAAGGATGCCTATTTCGCTCAGGCTTAGGTTGGAACAGTTTGCATAATATGCACGGGGTGTGATGTTGCACCCCGCTGCACTGCCTCCCAACTGAAATTATTTTCAACTATTTTGGGTCCGTTGTTACTTTTTGTGAAGTTTCACCTGTCTATCAATGTAGAGAGTCATTCATCCAGATCCCATCCATGCCAGCACCTCTAGGCTTTGGGACCATCTGACAACTGAATGATGGATGTACCCCGCAGGGCGCTGACGCTACCCTGACGGATGCCAGTTGTTTGCAGAATATGCAAATGGCTCAAACACCCACGGTTGATACCCGTGGTCGAAGTCAGGTAGTTGAACGACTGACAAACTACAGCAGCGATGCGTAGCGACATGGTTAAGGGCTCAGGAAACCCGTACAGAATGTCGTTAAGACCATAGAGCACTCAATGGCAGTTGAGGCTTTATTACCAAATCTGTGCGCCCCTGACGTGTGCTCTGTTCTCTATAAAGCACCCGAAATCCTAGGTTAAGCCATTCGTGTCTCTGTACTCAACAACACTGCTAATCACAAAGAACATAAAGACTAGAAACAATAGAGTTAACAGCGTTGGATACAATTGTTAACAAGCTGTTCCCCTTGGCGAAATTTGTAAATCTTTCCGTCTGGTTCCCATGAGTTCTGTTGTCGTTAAGAATGATGTAGCTGTCCTGTTTATCGCTGGCAAGCTCGGTCAGTTCCATGTGCAGATTGATCTTGAGGATGCAGAACGAGTGGCAGAACACAACTGGCACGCTCACAAGGAAAGAAACGGTGTTGTTTACATCAGAGCCAACCTCTACAGGGCAGGAGGGAAGCAGTCAGGGCTTCTGCTCCATCGTTTCTTGATGAAGCCCCCGGCAGACATGAAGGTGTTCCACAGGACTGCTGACACCTTGGATTGCAGAAAATGCAACTTGATGACGGGAACCAAAGAGCAGGTAGCCTGGAAGAAATACACACCTGGACAGAATTCACAGTACAAAGGCGTTTCAGGAATAGACCCCTTTCACAGAAAGCAATGGTCTGCCCATATCAGACTGAGTTGCACCACGGTGACAGAACCCACCCCAAGAAATAATTTCAACTATTTTGCTCTCGTTGTTACTTTTTGAACGATTTGACCTGTCTATGTATATAGAGAGGGTTGAGCATATTTGTTCCCCTCCTTCAAGATGGGCAGCAACAGGTTTATATCCGATGGGCCGTTCATCCCTCGGTGACTTTCCCCTGTTGCTGTTCGGTTCGGTATCCAGAGTTGTAGCCAGTGCGTTAGTCGCTTTTCTCGCTGGTGAGATTTGCTCAGTGCCGAACCAACCTACCGTACGCAGTTGTAGAACTATCCGTTGTCCGCTAGTCGGTGTCCTTGGATGGACAGCAACGGTTAAGTGTCTCCTGCGTACGTTTCTTTCAGACATTCCAGATTGCCGTGGTTACTCTCCAGTCAGCACGGCAGTACAAGGGCAGTGTGCTCCGTCTCTGTTCTCTCAGCCAGAGACGTTGATGCGCCTGCCCCTCGTTTATCTAACCCAAGGATTCTATGACCGATCCAATTCCAGAACATCTCAGACCCCATTGCAGAGTGTGCAAAATCCTATTGCCTGCCGACTCCCCTGAGTCCGACCTGGGCGACTGTGAACCCATTGTTCGCGCTAAATTGGCGCATCACTATCCCCATCACAGCAAAAGAGAGCAGCTAGTGTGTGCAACCGCCGCCTGGAATTGTATCCACGATGCAGCAATCAAGAGTGGACAGCTAGACAGACTTCATTATGAAAACGTAAGGACTCCACATGGCATTCCCCCTGAAACAGGTAACACCTCCAGCGAGTGAACCAATCGTTCTCGCGGACATGAAGAACTATCTTCGCGTTGACGTAACGGACGATGACGACTTGATTCAAACATTAATCTCCACAGCACGAGAAAGGGCAGAAGACCTTACAGGCAGATGTTTGGTCAGCCAACAGTGGGAGTTTGCATTCGATGAGTTCCCTAGATTCGGTTGCTGGTCACACTTGCACCATAGGCACGGCCGCCACGGTTCAATGTTTGCCAACGATGAGACAGCAATCATCCTCCCTCGTGGTCCCGTCCTCAGTGTTGACTCGATTACATACAAGGATCAGACGGGGACGGTTCAGACGTTGAGTCCAAGTGCATACAATGCAGACCTTCTCTCGCAGCCTGCACGCATCACACCGACGTATGGAACAGTCTGGCCAGTTGCTCTCTATGACACCAACAGCGTGACCATTACATTCACTGCTGGATACCAGAACGTGCCGCAATCGTTCATCCACGCTATCAAGCTCATCGTGGGAGCGTATTACGAGAACAGATCAGAGGTTGTCCAAAGTGGTGGCAACTTTAACTCCTTCCCCATGCCTCTGAGTGCGTCCGCATTGCTTGGAACCTATCAGATGCTGCCGCTGGGGTATCCGCGATGAACCCCGGCCTTCTGAATCGTAGGATCTCGCTACAGACTCAAAGCACTTCGCAGGATACGTTTGGCTCACCCATTCAGGTGTGGACCAATGTTTACCAGTGCTGGGCAAACATTAATCCCAAGAGCGGGAAACAGACATACAGCACGGCCGAGTTCGTAAGCAAAAACACTCTGGACATTATCGTTCGATGGGCAGCATCGTTTACCTTCCAGCCCAATCAGCGGGTCGTCTACACAGAAAACTCCAGCGGAGTAATCCACACGTACAACATTGAAACCGTCAGCAACCCTGACCAAGCAAACCGCACAGTGACCTTGAGTGTGTATGAACTGGATGGGCAGGAATGATAGAGCAATCATTGTTCTCTGTACTCTCCACACAAGTACCTGGGCAGCGGTTCTATCCTCTCATCCTGCCCAATGAACCAACATTACCGGCCGCTGTCTACAGCATCGTGGGCGCAACAGCATCACCCACATTCACCACTGCTGGGCTCACTAAATACCGCGTTGAGATCAGCAGCTACGGCAAGACCTATCACGATGCAGTCACGCTCCGTAGCCAAGTGAAGGCAGCACTGAACGGTTACACGGATGCCAACATGACAATCGAGTGGACCCGCAGCACTGACTTCTTTGAGCACGAATTGCTCTCTTATCGCTGTCTTTCGGAATACTACATTTTGAGCACTCTCTAAATCTAAAACCGTTCAATCAAAAATGATTCAACGGATTCTCATCGGCTTTCTCATTTTTGATAAAGCCGAGACCAATCCAACATCTTGCACAATATGCAACCAACAGCCACCAATCAGGTGGCCATTTTCATTTAAAGGAGAAACATCATGCCTACATACAGTGGATCGAAAGCACAAAGCGGTAAAGGCTCTAGTCTCAGCATCGGAGCAATCACAGGCAGCGTAGGAACAGAAGTCTTCATTCTCATTGGTGAGATCAAAACCAGTGGTATCAGTGGTGCACAGTGGAGTTCGGAGGACGTAACCAATTTCCAGTCTGGAAACGATCAGGAGTTCCTGACCACGACTCGCAACAACGGCACCGTTGATATCAGTGGTAACCGCATTGCTTCTGATGCTGGACAGGTCGCAGTAGAAAATGCGTTCTCTACTGGTCTCAAATATGATTTCAAACTCGTGCTGCCGATCAACCAACAGGCAGGACAGACCAGCGTAGGCGACACCTATACGTTCTCTGCTCTCGTTGAATCCCGCGATATCACCATCGACACAACGAAGGCGATTAGCTGGGGAGTGAAGCTGAAAATCAGTGGGCCTGTGACGCTGACTGTTGGCTCGTAAGAAATTAAACATTAACCCACTAACCATTGAAACACCCATAAAGGACTAAGAACAATGAAACTCTATAACGTAGAAATCGCGCAGTCTCTCGGCAAACCCAGTCTCTTCTACACGATTTGTGGAAAAGATATTCACGGCTCGATCACCAAAGCCGCCAAGTATGCAAACCAACATCTTCGCACTGATCGTTACTCGTATCGAGATGTTGTCAGTGTTGAGTATGTGGGTGAGGTTGCTGGCGAGAAGGTGATTCCATAATGGCTCGGATGACAAGGGAGCAAATAGTTAGGACACCACCTGAATCCATATTGAATCCAACCTGGCGTTCAATCCTCAGCGTCGCTGCGGTGAAGTTATACGTCGCTGTATGGTTCTCTTCTAAGTTCACAAACCGCACCACAGTCAGGTGGTCGCACGATGAAGCTTTGATGCGTTCCCGTCTAAACGCAGACGAGTTGATAACGTCTGAGTCTGAACTCGAACATCATGGGTTGCTGTGGAAGCCAACACCAGACCGATACTGCCTCGTTGACTCGAACACAGTCGCAGTTGAGATAGATGACAATACTGCGTGGTCACTGGCGATCAGGCAACTAGGCGTTAGCAAGTGAGTCTAGCTACTCGCATAGGTAATGCATTGAATCCTTTTACGCCTAGTTAAGTGGTTGATGGGATGGGGGTTACGAAAGACAATCCCAGCGGTGCCTTAGACAGGCCCACAGTCAAATTTTTATGTCCACAAATCAAAATGTAGTGGTTCTGACCACTTGACCTACCAGATATCGTGGTTTTTAGTCTATAGGTTGTGTGGGAATCACTAGGGGAATACTTTACGGATTCGACCTTGATTTGGAGGAATTATGACACACGTTACAGCCAGTTACAAGCAATTAAGTAAGGAATAACAATGAATGATTAAATTAAATCTTCAACAACCAAACAAAGAAGTACGAAGTAATCCTGGTATCCAAATCTCACCCGCAAGGTGGGATTTTTTATTGGGTGGTGGCAGCAGCTTCGCGGACATCGACGTGAACCCAAGGTCTGCAATGCAGAGTGAGACAGTGGCAGGATGTGTGAACTTGATCTCACGCTCAATTGCCAGTCTGCCCCTGATTCTCTACGAGAGGAACAGCGACGGTACGGGCAAGACTGAGGCATTCGGTAATCCGATTCACAGCTTGCTCAAGCATGAATGTTCACCTGAAAGCATTCCAGAAACCCTCTTCACTGAGGTAGTGAAAGACATTCTGCTCTACGGGCAGAGTTTCTTGGAAATTACACGATTAGGTTCTAAGGTCACAGGACTTTGGTATATCCATGCACCTAACGTTCGTGTGTACCGTGATCCAAAGAGTGGAGACATTCTCTATGAAGTAACAATTGGAACCAATCGGAGAACACTGCCAGCCGCAAGCATCTGTCACTTCGTAGGCAATCCGAGTGGAGATGGAATCACAGGCGTAAGCGTACTCACTACCAGCCGTGAAGTTATCGCAGAGAACCTAGCCATTCAACGCCACTGCAATAGGTACTTCGCCAATGCGTCTACCCCGTCTGGAATCCTTTCTGGTCCTCATAAGTTTAAGCCCGAGGACAAGGCTAAAATGCGGCAGGACTGGAACGATCTAAACCTTGGCAGGAATCAACACGCGATTGCCATTTTGGATCAGGAAATGACTTACACCCCGCTGAATATTCCTAATAACGCCGAGGCAGACTTGATAAAGGCAAAGGAATGGTCCAGAACGGCTGTAGCAGGATTGTTCTCAGTGAACACCCAACTTCTCAGTTCGGAGGCACGGGTATCTGGAGAGGTCTACTCTTCTATGATTTTGGCCTACTACGAGCTAGGGCTGAAGTGGATCACTAAGAAACTATCCTCTGAACTCCTTAGGAAGCTATTTCCTGGCCAGATGTCTCGATTCGTTATCGAGCATAAATGGACAGACCTGCTCAAGAGCGATCCTGTCTCAATGATGGAGTCTATGTCTGTCATTCGGAGTGCTGGCATCTACCAGACTGATGAACTCAGAGAACTAGCAGGGCTCAATCCTTTGGGCGGTGATGTGGGCAGCCTTGTACTTGCACCCGTCAACTTCTGCAACGCTGAAAAGCTGGTCAACGCAGAACCGAATCCAAAGAGTGCCCCAATGAAGGGCGACAACACATAAGCAACCTTGCGGTGTCAACCAACCCGCAGCAATACCAGCACAGGCGACAGAAACAGGTTTGCGTGTAGCTAAATTTCCCCGTCTTCAAAGCCTCAACGAAGCCCTGACCCACCACAACAAGTGTGGATGTCCTGTGCCTCAAACACCTAGCCAAGAGCTAGGAATAAGGAAATACAAATATGTCGAAATCTATTGCAGAACTGCGTTCCAACCTCACCATGCTCAGCCTTGAATCTACCAAACTTGCAGCCAAGGGCAGCAAGATGACCCCTGCTGATACTGCTAGGGTTGATCAGCTTTTCAACGAATCTATGGCTATCAAGGAACAGATTGCCACCATTGAGCAGCGCGCCGCACGGCCGCCTCGTGGTCAGGTTGGAGTCAGCAACGATGAACGCTACGAGATTGCGAAGCGTGAACTACGTGACTTCATGGTTCACGGCAAGGTTAGTGAACAGCGTGACCTCGGCGTTGGTGCCGTTGCCGGCAGCATCACTGGCGGTTCGCAGCTTGTAGCCCCTGCGTTCAGCCCCATCCTTACGCAGGCACAGCAGGCATACGGTGGTGTGGTCAACATCGTCAACCAGCGTCAGACGGATACTGGCGCAAGCATGAAGGTCAGCCTTGTCAATGACACTGCTAACGGCCTTACGACTTGGGGTGAGGATACGGCAGCCACTGAAACCGATCCCGTGCTGTCTACCATTACCAGCAACACAGACAAATACACGACGGGAGCAATCCTCGTAACGATTGAGGAACTTCAGGACAGCTATTTTGATCTGGATGCGTTCATTCGTGATGCGTTCGGCCAGCGTCTGTATCGTGGACTCGCGAAGAACATCTCGCAGGGCTCTGGGAACTTCGCCAGCTACTTTGCGGGTGCAACGTCTGGTGCAACTTCCAGTACGGCTGGCGGTCTGGTAGTCACCTATGCAGACATCCTAGCCCTCTATGGCAGCATCGACCCCGCCTACTTGCCGAATGCTACTTGGACGATGAATGCGGCAACCCGCACGGCTCTGTTGGGTGTTGTGGACGGCACTGGACGCCCTCTGTTCCAGCCTGCCCTGTCTGCTCCGAATGGTGCTGATGCTCTGGGTACGCTTCTTGGACATCCTGTGGTGCTGGATCAGTTCGCTCCGAACATTGGACCTGGCAACAAGCCTATTGCGTTTGGCGACTTCAAGGCTGGTTATACTCTGCGAAACGTTGGTGAGTTCCAGATTGCACGCGATCCCTACACGTACCTGATTTCTAAGGGTGCGGTTGCGTTCATCGGTTATGGACGCGGTGGTTCGTATTCTACGGATGCAGGAACGCACCCAATCAAGTACCTGACCATGCACGCCTAA